TTGTTGATGCTGAAGTAGTCGAATAACTAACGAACCCACAACATCCCAACATCCGCTGTTGGGCGTAGGTTAGATTTTTTCCAAGCACCATTTTCCCAAGCCTCAGCATATTGGTTATGCCAATTGCCTAAGTCAAAATCTTTAATGTCATACCAAATCTCAGGTTTTTGGCAATGATGTTCGATAAATTGCGGGGCAACTTGTGTATAGCCGCCAAATTCTAAATACTTTAACTGTTCCAAATGCTCTGTCCATGTAGCCCATGTCCACTCAAATGCAATAGTTCCCATCTTGGAACTTAGTCCTTTAAATACATGCCACTCAGCACCTTCCACATCTATCTTGATCAGATCAGGTGTGCCATATAACTCGGCAAGTTTGTCAATGGTGATTGTGGTTGCTCGTATAGTGCGGTAAGGCTTACCCGTGTAAGGCATGGATTCATTTGTCAGCCAATCAAGGTTGATTGTAGATAACCCATCTTCTTCAGCCTCAAAGAATTCAATGGTTGCATAATCAGACCCGCTAACAGCGTATCTAAGGGGTATTACATCAAGGTTGTATATAAAGTTTGTTACTAACGCGCTAAACACGCGCGGGGCGGGTTCTAAAGCAATTACGCGGTATCCTTTGGACAATGCTGCAAGGGTGAAATCGCCTCGATTAGCGCCTATGTCAAAGCAAAGCATTTAATTTCTCCAAATTATAAGCAACAGCATCTTTGTACATCTGATTTAAATCCATATTTGCAAGCGCATGTAAGGTTTCAAATGCTTCATCTTTACGACCTATCCACCATGCGGCTATACCTTTTTGAAATAGCAAACAATAAGACCCGTAATAACCTAAATTTGCGGGTAATGGTTCAGGATCAGCCGTAGCCCATCCCATGCCAATTGTGGCAAATGTGTACGCTTCTTGCCAATTGCCAGCCCTTTCGTAAAACATTGACAAAGCAAAATAAGCCTCTGGGCGTGTATCGTCATACGCAAGGGCTTGGAATAAGCAATTGGTTACAGAATATTCGCGTCCTTGTTGATCGTTAAAACATTGCGCCATGCGTAACAAAGATGCGTATGCTTTTGCATTAGCATCACCGCTATATTCCACGCAGCGTAAATAAAACGATACGGCACTAGCGGTTTGATTTAGGCGTAGGTATTCTTCAGCCAAATCGAAGTTTAAACTGGGGTTAAATGGGTCGCGAGATAAATCTACGACCATTGCTTCAATGTTCATATGCTAAACCTTCCATGATCAAATCTTCTACAACAAGTTTAGGTACGCGCAATACAAATGCCGCATTATCTTGGAAACCAAAACTAATAAGCAAATCCTCGCCTTGTTTAGCCGCACCTACCGCAAATTCAACGCGGGCATCTAGGAAACTAAACGGCTGAGACATACCCGCAAAATTAAATTGCTCATCCCACATAACTAAGCGATGGCGATAAATAGCATCTTTTTGATGCAAGTAATTTTTAAACAAAGCAACTTCATGCGTAATGCAGATGTACATACTGCCCCACTTAATAACCTGTGACCCGCCTCGTTGATCAGCGGGTGGCACAATACTGTGGCGCACAAATAATTGTTCTGTATCTTCGCCTTGTGGGTGTGAATAAATTAATTCCGTAGGCAAAGTCCATTTTACAAATGTGTAAGGTTTGTCTAATACGGGCATCCAGTTTTTTTCGCAATAAGAATCATCAGGCGTAGGTGCATTAATGCGCTTGCGATGGATTTCACGCACAGTCCAATTGGTTTTATCCAAGTCAATTTGGGTGTATTCCATACGACCCACTCCAGTAGTGGTGGTGTCCCTGCGAACACCAATAAGGAAATATTCGCCGTTCCATTGCACTACGCGAGCATCTTCTAACCCTACAAATTCCCAAATGGGTTCATGTAAGGTTTGCATTTGGACATGAGCGTAATCGGTCATCACTAAGTCATCATTAAGACGGCATAGATAATTCTCGGTTACCAAGCGATTGTCCTTTTCAGGATGCAAATAACTTAATGGACCAAACCTGCTAGAAAACCGCTGTTTGTTCTCGGCGTGATAAAGTGTGTAATTAACATGGCGAAGATTAACTAAAATGTCACCATCATCATCTATAAAGATTGATGGGTTCATTAAACCCGTACCTGATGTTAATCCATTTGGAATAACGATTGGTGCTAACTTTCCACCATTGGAAACTGCCTTCTCAACTAAGTTCATAAGCAAACAATACCAATAGGAGCCAACATGGGTCTGCTTGACCGCATAGCGAAACGCGTCGCTGACGAAATAAATAAGGCACCAAATCTGCCAGCAGGTACAGGCATTATGACCGAACAACAGATGCGCGCTGTTGGTGGTATCGCTACGCAACAATATGGCACAGTAAGCACACCATTGCCTCGTAACCCAATGCTTGCTAGCATCCCATTTGCGCCCGGACTTCCATTAATTCCATCAGCATTAAACCCATTAAACCCTGAAACTGGGCGACCAGACCCGCGCCGTTATGAATACCAAGTTGCGCAAAATATAAATGTTACTGAAACGCGATTAGTTCCATTTAAAACCTTACGCGCCGCGGCTGATCAAATTGATATTTTGCGCCGTTGTATAGAAGTACGCAAGGCAAAATTAACTGGACTTGATTGGGATATTGTACTTAGCGAATCAGCATCCGAAAGAATTATTGCTGAATCAGGTGGAAATCACTTGCGCGCAATGTCCGAGGCTCGCGAAAAGTTTGCACCAGAGATTGCTCGTATGCGCGCATTTTGGGAAACACCAGACCCACAGAACGGGTTAGCATTTGTTGATTGGCTAAGCATGGCAATTGAAGAAATTGATGTGCTTGATGCGTGGGCTATATGGCCTCAAATGAGCGTTGGCGGAGAAATCAAGGGCATACAAATACTTGATGGTTCAACTATCAAACCGCTATTGGATGATCGCGGTATGCGCCCAATGCCTGAAACAGGACCAGCGTTCCAACAAATTCTATATGGATTTCCTCGTTCAGAATTTGCTGCAACAATTGATGATGAAGCCGCAGATGGTCAATTTACATCAGATGAATTAGCCTATTTTGTGCGCAATCGCCGCTCAATGAGCGTTTAGGGGCTATCACCTGTTGAACGCGCATTACCTTTGGCTGATATTTACCTACGCCGTCAGCAATGGATTCGTAGCGAATTCACAGACGGCACTATGCCTAAGTCATATCTTGAATTGCCTGAATCAGCAATGATGACACCTGAGCAGATTCGTTCATATGAAAACATTTACAATGATGATCTATCGGGGCAGACAGGCAATCGTAATCGCCTACGCATTTTGGTTCCCGGTGGTAAATTAAATTTTGAAGAAGGTTATTCTGAGAAATTTAGCGATGCAATGGACAATTATTTGATCGCATCTATTACAGGTCACTTTGGCGTATTGCCATCTGAAATTGGATTTAATGGTTCAGGTGGCATTGGCGCATCAGGATTACAAGAAGGCGAATCTGATACAGGCGAAGCAATTGGAGTAATTCCTACCGCTAACTGGATTAGTCAAATGTTGAGCGCATTGTCATATCGTTGGTTAGGTATGCCACGCGAGTTGGAATTCCGCCTTGCACCAAGCGAGCGCACCAATACACAAGAAACTGCTATGCGTGATGAAATTCAAAAGCGTTCAGGCGGTAAAACAATTAATGAATCACGCGCTGAACAAGGTTTGCCATTGATTGATACACCAGAAGCAGACATGCCTATGCTTATTACTGGGGCAAGCGTATTTGTATTTACTCCAGAAGGATTGGTAATGGCGGGTACTCCGCTTGACCCATATGGTGCTGTAATGAATGAAGAACCAGTTGCAGTAGATACTAATGCACAACCAGTTCCTACAAATGGCGAAGAAGCACCAGCACCTACTGAACAACCAGCAACAGATTCTGTTGATGACCCAGCCGCACCAGCACAACAAATTGACGAGGATGCCGCTGAAGAAGTAAAAAAGTTTATTCGCTGGATACGCAAAGGAAACCCTACGCGCCCATTTGAATTTAAATCTTTAGAGCCAACATACGCTGATGTATTAAACAAATTTGTGGAAACAAATGATCCTGATTCAGCGCGTTGGTATGCCGAGTGTTATTTAGGCATTTAAATGTATTGGTCATCTTACGCCGCAACAGTTCGCGTAGCGGCACAGAACGCGGGTCGTATTAGACG